CATTAGGTCCTGGATAAGATAAAGGAGCAGCTGCTGCATTATCAGTACCTGCTTTTTCAATTATACTACCTAAATTTAAATCTGTTAAATTACCTAAATTAACTGCAATATCAGGTAAAACCTCAGGATCAAATTGTTGATTATAACAATTCCAGCTAGCAGCCCAGTTGTCTTTATGATTTTCTACTCTTCCAAACAATTTAACACTACTTCCAAATACTTTTTGCTCTGGTCCTACCTCTGATAAATCTCTAGGTATTTTATTTATATTATCATTTATAAGAACTATATGAGCGGTTGTAGCCCAATCTCCTTTAGGAAAAGTAACTTGAGCAAAATCTCCTGTGGTTCTTAAATCCTTAGGCCATCCAGCTAAAATCCCTGGTAAATAACAATTATAATAATCTTGCTCAGTTTGTTTAACTACAACTTTCCAAGAATACCATCCTAACGTGTTTTGATCAATTAATGTTTTACCCTTCCAACGTGTATCCCAACCTGGAGCAGGAGGCATGGGACAAATTGCTAAAACAGGAGTTATACTATCAATAGGTTCTCCTTCTTGCCAATCATTAGAACTTTCATTAATCCATACAGTAGTAGGATCTATATCTCCTGTTGGAGTAGAAAAAAAACCTATATTAGCCGTGGCTCCATATTGCCCTATTACATCATTACTTGGCCATTCACAAACATTACCCCATCCTGAAGATGTTCCTAATTCTATACCAGATAATTTTCCAATATTATCTCTATATAATCCAGGATATCCAACTTTATCTATTACTTCTGGAATTGTTTGATGCCAAATCATGTTTATTATATCTCCTGGCCAAGTATCAGTTCCATTTATAAGTTCAAATTCAGTAGTTTTATATGGATGATAAATAGTAGAACCATATCCCGATATTACTTCATCAAATATATCAGATAAAATTACATCTGACTGTCTTCCATATCTATCTGATAATACTACTCCAACTTGATAAGTTCTATTTTGTTTAACAGTATGATTTTGGTATTCTTTTCTTACGTAAGTATCTTTATCATAAGTTGCAATCGCTGGTTTAGGATCAATAGACACTACATAACTTAAAGTATCTGGAGAAGTATGTTTATCTATATAATTTCCATATATGATTCTATTTCCTGAAGATTCTTGGGCTAAAGCCCTTAATGGAACTTTATCATAAACTCTAGTTATTTCACGAGCTGGTAGGGTTTTCCAAGGTTTACGAGATTGATAGTCATAAGCATAATATTTTTGCCCTGGAGTAGGTAAAGTACCAGGAGCAAATTCAGTAGCATTAATAGTATCTAATATGTAAGCTGTTGTACTCTCAGATTCTTTGTAAATTATATCTATACTTTTAACTTTAAATTTTTCTGTTAGGTCTTCAAAGGGTATTTGATCATCAGATTGATAAGGAGAAGGAATCATTAATTCTATATTTTGAATTTTATTTTCAAAAAATTCTACTATAGAACTGGAATATGCTTTTCCTTCATCTCCAATTAAAGTCTCAGAAACACTCCAAGTTATATCACTATTACTCATCATAGGAGGTGTTGAAGTGTCTACATCTTTACCTATAAAATAACCATCTTGTTTAGGGACAAAACATGCTTGAGTAAATGGTGCCATTAAAGAATATTCTCCATCATCAAACTGAAATCTATAACTAAATCTTACAAATTTATCTGACAAAAAAGTTTCATCACCAGGCCATGTTGCATCAAAATCTGGACTAGGATATTGAAAATAAATCAAATCACCTGCATCAAATTGTTGTGCAACATCAAAAGTAAGGGTAGTTTGTCCTACGGCTGGAACATCTGGTTGTACATTAGTAACTAATGCCGGATTACCTGTTATAGGATCATCTAAGATTCCAACACTCTCCATTTTACTTCCTATATCTATTGTGTTCCATGTACCTATTAATACACATGAATTTCCTGGAACACCCATAGGAACTATAACTTCAGCTACACAATATGGAGGTAAAAATCTTTCTGTTTTATTAGTCATAGTGGAAACCCATTGCGTTGGTCCACCTATGTTTTTTAATAAGGAAATACTTTCAAAAGGATAATATTTAGCTACAGAAATACTATCTTCATTAGTATAATAACCAGTTGCTCCTCCTAACTCAAATGGATTACCAGACGCAGTGTTAACATTTATTTTTCTAGGTTGATTTCTATTATCAGTCCAAAAGAGTAAATCTTCTATAAGATTAACACCAGTAATAGGAAAAGTTTTAGAAAAATTCAAAAAATCACCACCTACTAATAAGGTTCCTGCTTGAGTTCTATTGTTATATACACCTATAAAACAGTTCTTTTGTATATAACCAAAAGCTACGTTTTGTCCTGATATATCATTAGCTAACTTAGTAGAACTAGAATCACTATAATCAGTTATAAATACATAAATTAAATCATTTACAACATCAGCAAAGTGTCCAATTATTTCATAAGCACAATCATCTAAACCAAACGATGTTAAAAATCTAGTACCTAATACGTTCTCTAATGCTCCTACATCTGCTGCCTCTGATCTACTAATTTGTATATTTTTGCCATATCTATATTGCCCATTAGGTAAAACTCTTCCATCTAAATCTTGATTCATTTTAGATTGGATGAATGTGTTTTTAACTTCTGCCATCTATTTAATATTTAATCCATTTAGATTTACCACGTAATACTTGTACAAATTCATCTAATTTCAAATTACTTAGTCTAATTTTAGCATTTCGTAGCGCTGCTCTTCTGTCTTTTTTAAATCGTTGTACTAAGTATTCAGGTACACCCATTCTGCTACCTAATAATCCATACGCAATATGCATATATAAAGCTTCTTCAGCCATTTTAGGAACTTTACTATCTAAATCATATGCTAATCCATCAGATATATATTCTATTACTATTAACTTACCTACTAAATCACTACTAAAACTAAATTTACCTTTTAGATGATCTATTGTAAACCAACCATTAGATTGAGCTAATTCAGGCAATAATCCATATTGTCTACCTAATAATCCTACGTTCCAGTATTGATACCAATCTTGGCCTAGTCCTGAAGGATCAAATATAGGATCTATAGTAAATTCTTTTGGATTAGATTTCCATCTTTCTTCCGTTATGGAGGTACTTTCTAGATTGTCGCCAAATTGATCTTGTGTTGGCACACCGGAGGGAGTATTATCTTGTATTGGTGTTTCTGTTGGATTGATAGTTAAATCAGTGGGATATATAATACGTTTTACACCCGCTTTGTCTATCCATGAAAGTTCTACATAGTTTACATAATCTTGAGGAATAATCACTGATAAACCAGTAGGAATAGTTACTTCTTGAGATTTAATACTTTTTAAAGTGTCATAAGAAAATTCTTGTAATCCTCTTTTTGCATGAAAAATTACATCACCTCTTTGTGCTTTTGGAATTATTTTATCTTTACCAATATACATCATCATGAAGTTATTTATAACATCATTTAACGATACATATTCATAACCACCATAATTATTCCATAAAGCTGATTGTTTTACTTGTAAACCAATATAACCAACCGGAATAGGACCAGGTGCAGCAATTAAAGTATTGCCTTCCATAGTATATCCTCCAATATATTCAGTCCAAGAAGTTCCAGGTCCTTCAAAAGGACCTACTGCAGTAGGAGATGTATATACTTTAAAATTGTTTAAAGAGTATTCAGGTACAGCCGGATCATAACTATTATATGCACCTAGTTCTAATATAGTATTAAAATCAAAATGATATTGCTCGCCTACAGCTCCGGTTGATTCTAATATTTGTTGACCAGCATAATATTGAGCATTTGTTTCTTTTATTAATCCCATAATATATTAGCTTTTTTCATTAACAGTTTCTTGTTGTATCATAGCTGCGGCATTTTGAACTATTTGAGGATCTCTTATAATAACACCAGCATACATTAATATTTGTATAATAACGTCAGTTTGTTCTTCAGGATGTAATTCAAAGTCGGTGGTAGTTCCTGGGTTATTAGTATAAGCCCCTTGACCTGGTTGACCTGCAGGAATAACATCATATCCCCATACTGGATCATTAGGTTTTCTAATGCACAAAGCTCTTACGGAATTTAAATTTAACGCATCATCAGGTGGACCGTATATATCAATTCTAGGAGCTCCTGGAAAACTTCCACCTGCATAGTTTCCATTTTCACTATAAATAGGATGAATAGAGGTGGGTTGTGTAAGATTAGAATTATTTCTCAAAATAGCTTCTCCAGGATCTACTCTCTCCATTAAGTAAGATTGCCCGGTAGTTTCATTTTGAAAAAATAGATTTCCAATATAATATATACTGCTTGGAATAGTATAATGAGATCTATCTGGAAATAAATTAATAAAATTTAGTGCTACATTATCTTTGAATATAGACATTTTTTCGTCTAAATTATCTAATCTATTACCATATTCACTATCATTTTGTGGAACACGAAATTGTTGATTATAATCTTCAAAATATTTCTCAAATATTTCTAACTGTACTTGCACAGCTAATTTATTAAACTCTGGAGGTGTTATATAACCACGTTGTTCTTTGTTTAAAATGAGCAACACTGTTTTATAAACATTATCTATACCTATTGCCATATTATTTTTTTTACCGTAAACAATAAAGGCGGCGTTATGCCGCCCTTATTACTATTACAGGTTATTATAGTTTTTTATCAAAACTTTTTCTCTATAGATTTGTATACCTCTAAGCCTTCATCGGTTTGAAACCACGCTGCTAAAGCAGAGTAAGGATTTTCATCAAATGGCACTGTCATTAATTTTTTACCATTAGATGCCCAAGAAAAGGTTCGTTGATCTTGTGCTAACTTAAGAATTTGAGCTTCTACAGCTTTTATTCCAAAATTTCTAAGTTGTACATTCTCATCATTAACTAACGCTAGAAACAATCTAGGTTTATTTTTAGCTAATAAAGCAACATCTCTTTTTATTTCTTTTGAACTCAATTTACTCACACCAGAACCTTCTTCCACTCTTAAAATAGCTTCCGCGTGATCTATTTCTAAACTCAACGCTGCAGAAATCGCATGGTTTTGCATTTCTATATCTTCTAATTCATCTTTAGCTTCTACTATTCTATCTAATTCAGCATATCTTTTGTTTAATGCTGGATGATACAAAGAAAGCAATTTTTGTAAATTTTGTTTCTCTTTTGGTACAAACAATGCACCGTCTTTAAAAACAATATGCTGTAATGTAGCTTCACCTACTTGTTCATCAACAAAAGGAGAAGCTTGATTAGTAGCATATCTTAATTCTCTTTGGTTACCCTTTTCTTTATCAAAATGCAATAAAGGAAATCTTCTTGTATGTTTAGATGGTAACGTATATGATAATGGGGATCTACCATGTAAAAGATAATAATTTCTATCTTTCACTTCCCATGTGTTTGTATTTTCTTCCATAATATAATATAATATAAATAATTAATTTGTTAAAAAAGACCCCACGTTAGTGGGGTCTTGATAGTAAAAGATTAAGAATAACTATAAGTAGTGAATTGTTTACATTCATCTGGTTCTAAATATCCTCCATCTTTGCATATTTCAGAAAGAACTGGTATAGCATACGGATCTGCAACACCTGCTTCAATAGCAGCATTCAACATATTAGTCATTAATAATGTTGCTTCAGGTACATCATCCCAATTGGTTCCCCATTGGATTTCCAATGACGTTGCTCCAGTAGCATCTGAAGCAGCTATTGTGCCTCTATCAACTGCTACACCTGAGAGAGTAACCGGGACATTAATGTCTACGATTACATCACCAGCGCCTGTTGTTTCGAATTTTATAAGTGCCATAATTTTATATTTTAAAAGTTAATAAATTAATCTGTAAATAATACAAAATTATTAGCAGCTTGTACACAAAGGCATCTTTCAGAAAGATAATGGACTTCCATTGCATCTAAGCTAGAAGTGTAAGCACCTCCAACAGATCCTGTGATCCATGATTTCATTCTTCTATCATCCGTTTGTGAAGCTCTATATCTCACGTGTAAGAAAGGTCGTCTAATGTTTTGACCAAGCATTTGATCATAAACAGTAGATGTTCCTGCAGGTATCATAACACCTTTAATGTTATCAACCATTCCACGAGTAGAAGCATCATTTAAGTATTTCCAATCGGTTTTGTAGAAGTCATAAGAACCTCTTCTAAAACCTGTGAAACCAAAGTTTAATGCCATCTCATCTGAGTTATCAAATAGACCATAAGATACTGAAGAAGCAGCAGCGTAACCACCACCAGCTTGAGCACCGATCATATCATCAAAGTCAAGAGCTGTAGCTCTATCTAAGAAAAGCATGTTTTCTTCAATAGCGCCCTGCTTATCTAGTTGTTGCAATATTTGATCGAAATCACCTAATGCACCAGCGCCAGGAGCCGCAGCTCCAGCAAAACCAGAATATACATTACCTCTATCTTCTAGAGCAGCAAACATACCTTGAGTACCTCCGCCTGATATAGCAATTCCTTGAGTATCTATTTCACCTTCAACCATTACCATCTCAAGATAATCTTCATATCTTAATCTAGTCTCTGATTCGGCTTTTATATACCACAAGAATCCAGTTGAACCATCTTCCGTTGCAACTTCAACCCAACCAATTTGAGCTGTATCAGAACCTGATACTTCATATTGATCTTTAATTATAATAGGTTTGTTTTGAAACGTACTTAATACTGGTTCAACACCTCCGCCCATGCCAACAGTTCCTTTTTGGAAATCTGAACCATAAACGAATAATCTTACATTCGCAGCACCTGCTATAGCACCCCAGTTAGCCTGAGTATAACAAACAGCTGTGAAAATATTTGTAATTGGAGCTCCACCTCCACCTTCAGCATCAGTAACAATACCTTTTAATACTAATCCACTAACTGGATCATAAGCAACAATTGTATTGTTATTTCTAAGAGTATGTTGAGTAGCACCAGCTGGAAGAGCAACAGTAAAAACGTTACCTGCAACGGTACATGTATCATACGCTATGTGTAATCTATTTTGTTCAGACCAGATTACTTGATCTGAGGTCATTGGCATTTCTGCTCCGACCATTCTAAGAAATCCAGATATGGTTCTATTACCAAATCTTTCGACTTCTTGTTCATATAATTCAGGAAGATATTGTTGTGCAAAGTCAGCAAAATCAGCAGCACCTGAATCGGTCCACTGTAAGTAATTGCTGTCTAACACGACTCTATCCTGAGCAGGAGCTAATCCTGCATGCATACTTGTAAACGCCATGTTTTAAGTTTTAAGTTTTATTTCTTGTATTTATTTTTAACTTTGAACTATTTGCGCCAGTAACAGCTTTTATCCTTAAACCATTTAAATATACATGTTCTGTTGGTTCGCTAGAACGAGCAGAATTATTTATATTTTTGGTATTGGATACTACATTCTTAATAGCATCAGCTTTACCCTGTTCATAGAAATGATTTGCAATTGCATCAGCATTTCTCGCAGCATAAATCGCTTTATGATAACCAGAGTAATCTTTTACAGTGCCATCTTTATTTAAGAACGTCTTAACAAAGTCTTTAATGTCTGATTGCTGGTTAGCTACATCATCAGGATTTGTAACATTGTATCTAAATTTCTTTTCTCCTAGGTTAAACTCAAAACCTTTGAAATCCCCAGAAAAATGTTTTTTAGTATCTGTTACAAAAACTTCATGTTGTGCTGTAGCGCGCTTTTGTTCATCGTTATATCTATTGAAAAAGTCTGTTGCTTTTTGTTGCTCTTGAGTAATACCAGGTCTCAACTTGATTTCCTCGTAATATTTACTCTTTAGATCATTCAAATGAGCATGAGCTTTTACAACTTCTTCTTTAATCGCAAGTTTTTTCTTACGAATATCTTTATCCTCATCATAATCTGCGTCATAAGCAAATTTATCATCTAAAAGAAATTCTATTTCTTCAGCATCTAGATGAGGTTTAGTATTTTTATAATATTCTTTAAGTAATGTTACATCATCTACGCCACTATAATCAGCGTTTAATCTAACGTAATCATTTACATTTCCACCAGTTTCTTTCATAAATTTAACTAACTTATCAACTCCTTCAGGTAGATTTGGTTGATCAACAGGAGTAGGATTTGTAGTTGGAGTAACTGGTGCATCATTAGTTATTTCTTCAACTACCTGCGGTGGGTTCGTCCCGGCCTCTTCTTGCTTCTTTTCTTCTTTTTTCGCTTCGGTAACTGGCTGCAATCCTGATTCGGATGTTCCGCTCTCCACTTCTTGTACATTCGTGGTTTGTTTATCCGCATCCACGTGCATTGTGCTTGACTCTGAAATGGCATCTTTTTCCTTATTTAAATTTATTTTTGGTGTTTCCTTAGTATTGTTAGTAAGTTTTTTAGGTTTTGGTTTAACTTTAACTTTTAAACCTTCTACCTTGTCATCTCTAATTGGTTCTTCTCTAACAGGTAAATTTTCTTTATTTTCTTCCATGATATAATATTATATAATTTATTTACATACCCATTTGTGGTGGCATGTTTGTTTCTTGTATTGTTTCAGTTTCTTCTATTTGTGGTTGTTGACTATCTTCTAATGCCATAGCTTCAGCTTCTGGAGGACTTGGTGCAGCAGCCATTTCAAAATCAGTTGGTAATAAGTCATTTTGTCTTTGATTTATCATTTTACTTTGTTGTGTGGCTTGGATCCGCGTTCTGGTATCTTTTCTATCTTCTATTTCTTTCTCTTTGAGCCGAGCTTGTTGAACTTCCATTTCCTTCAACTGTTTGTCATATCCAAATTGAAGTTCCATCAATTGCTTTTTAATCTCTCCTTCTGTTTGGATTCTTTGAATTGCTATTTGACCTTTTCCTTGTTCTAATTGCATTGTTGTTTCTGCAATTGCCTGTTGTTTTTGAACCTCAGCCATTGCTGCTTTTTCAGCAGCTTCCGCATTTGCTTTAGCTTGAGCTTGAATCATTTGTTGTTGTGCTTTTTGATCTGCTTCTTGTTTTCTTTTTCTCCTAAGCTTTAACAATTGATTAGCTAACATCAAATTCCTTATCTCTCGTATATCAATAGCATCTTCTAAATTTATACTTTGTTGTTGAAGTGCCATTTGAATATTTTGTTCTAATAAAGCTTTTTCTTCTTCATCAGGTTCAATATCTAAATAAATTCCAAAATCATATAAATGTATATCTTGTATTTCTTCTAAAGTTTTTACATTAAATAAACTTATACTATTTATTAAAGATTCTCTTAACAAGTCAAATTGAATACAATCAGCTACTCTTAAAGATATGTTTTCACATGCTCTTAATGTTAAAAACAAACTAGCTGATAAAATGTGTTTTGTTGCGGTGTTAGAAGCAGCAGCAGCTAATTTTTGTAATCCTACTAAAGAGTCTTCATTTGGCATACTACCATCCCTTGCTTCATTTAATCCGGTTACGTCTCTTATCATTTGTAAATAATACTGATAAGTAGCAATTAATGACTGAATTTTTGATTGACCACTAGAACTATTTAACTCTTGAATAGGAACTTTACCATGATTTAAATCTCCATCTTGTGTCATAGATCTACCTACAATACTACCAGTTTGGAAATACATGTTTAAAGCTTCTTGAGGATTGTAATTAGTACCATTACCTAAGTCTACCTCTGCTAGACCATCTACATCTAAAAATACTCCATCTGGGACTGTCCTAGCTAGTACCTGTTGCAACTTTAATGACGTTAACTGTATCATGTCTGCAAAACCGGTCATACGTTCTACTAATGATTCAATTCTACCCTTATATATGCTAGGAGCACAAATTTGATAATTCATGTTAACTTTAGAAGTATTGGAAAAAGGTCGAGTCATATTCTCAGCAACTTTCCATTGTAACATTATAGGGTGACCTAAGATTTTAGCTCCATGATAAAGTACCTCTACAGATCTCGATACTCTCTTAAAATTATCATTTGGAGGAGGATTAAAGAAATCAGTTTTTTCAATAGCTTTTTCTAATCCTTGATCTGTGTATTTAATTTTAAATACTTGATCAGCGTAAGTTTTATACTCAAAATATAAAACTTGAACAGTATTGTTATTGTTTCTTCCTTCCCAATTTCTTACGTAATTAGTATTACCTGGAAATTTTTGTATCTCTTCTAGTTCTCTATCACTTATATCTGGAAACTCTTTTTTTAACTCTGGTATACTAATAGATTTAACTTCACCTACGTAGTATATATCTTCAAAATTTGGATCTTCAGTATAAGACCATACTAAATTAGCCGGATCCACATAATCTACTACTATTCCTTCTGCTCTATTAAAAGTGGTTTTTACTGCACCTATTCCTAAGACTACTAAATCTTTTATAAATCTAGTTCTAGTTAAATTAAATTTATTTTTAGCAAGTGTATTAGCGATTAATTCTTCTTCAGCTAGTTCTATAGATTGTTTATAATCTAACTGCATATGAACCTCTAATTCTTGTTCATTTATAGGTACGTTATCCATACCTTGCGTTTCAGCTATATTCATGCCTAAAGCTTGTTCCACTTTTTCCATGTAAGCTCTAGTCTTTATATCTTTATGTATTTTAGTAGCATAATCAGTTCTTGCTTTTTGAGAAGCAGGATCTTGTGAATAAGCTTTTATATCGTATATCTTATCAGACATACCATTAACTACTATATCTACAAATTTAGGAATTATAGGTACTGGTTTCCAATCTAAATTTAAATATGATAAATCACCGTTGATAGAGAGCTCATCTTTATATTTTTGAATGCTTTGTTCTCCTCGTGCGTATAATCGTCTTTGATGAAAAATATTATAATTAAATGCATATCTATCACCACCTATACCTTGACTGAACCATTGTCCTTCTATTGCTCTTGCTACCATGAGTCCATATTCTAAACTCATTTTCTCTTCTTGAGGAACTACTTGGTCGGGAAAAGCACTTCTAGTATTAGTATAAATCATTTATTTATTATTTTTGAAACAACTCCATCGTTATCATATCTTTTTATTCCTAAATCAATCTTTTTAACTGTACGTTCAGCAAGTGGTCTGTATTTGTTTTTATTACAAGCCATAATAGCTAAACCTGAACTAATAGAAGCATCGTGTTTTGTTCGTTTATTTATATTAAATTGTGCCCAATCTTCTAACGTCTCTTGAAAATACATATTTCCACATAGACCTTCTTCATTAAATCCTACATGAGTTTCTATATAAGTTTCAATAGCTGCTGCGTGAGCTTGTTTTATATCTTCACTAGAGTTAGGAATTCCTCCTAATTCTCTTTCTGTTACAGATAATTTACTCCACACTTTATCTGGTCTATTTATACAAAAGTGTCTATATCCTCTTTTTTTAAAATGATATAAAATTCTAGGTTTATTATTCTCAATTAAAATAGGCATTCCGTAAAACACACATGCCATTAATACATCTTCAAAAAAGGTTTCAGCTGTAGGTGGTCTAGAGATATATTGAAGAAAAAATCTATTAATTGGACCTTCTTCTAAATGAAATTTGGTTAACCCGTGTAAAGAACCTTTAGATCCTCTACCATCCACTGTTCCTGAAATATCATATGGATCACATCCAAAAGCTCCAATATGTTCATTAGCAGGATACTTTAACCCATTTTTTATAATCACTTGATTTTGAAGATTTTTAGGTGGAACCCATGATATCTTAAATCTTCCATTGTTATTTGGTAAAAAAACAACTTCTCTATCTTTAACTCCTTCTCTCCATTGAAAATTACCTTGTGACACTTGAGCCATGTTATTTACATCCTCATTATAATCTATTTGCTCGTAGATTTTAACAAGATTAAATAATGATTCTTTGGTTTCATCTCTAAAAGCATGTTTTTCTGTTCTTGGAAATTGCCTATAAAATTCATTTAAACCGTCTTGATCATTCTTTAGTCCATCTGCTTCATTCTCCCAATATTCTATAACACCAATTTTTATTAAGATATTGTCTATCCCCATTATTGGTTCAACTGGAGTATCGAAGACTGGATATCCATATTGATCTATATATCCTTCATAATTCCATTCCATAGGGATAAATAAAGAATATAATCCAGAACTTGTTTGACCATTCCTATTTCTTTTATTTACATCAGAATTGTAATATATATCTTTAAAGTTTTGTCCTCCTTTATCTAATGCATTACTGGTAGATCCCATCATACATTTACCTATAATTCTTCTTCCTAATCGAAGACAAGTTTTAGTTACTTTCCAATTGTTTTTAATATTATCTGGTCTTTCCCACTTACCACTTTCATCATGAGCTAAGAGTTTAAGTTTTTCACCATCATAACTATTATCTCCAGTGTTTTTCCAATCTATAGTAGTATCTAATCCATCTAATTCCTCTAGTTTTTCTTTTGTATCTAATTTTCTTCTCGTTAATTTAGATGCAGGTACCCGGTAGGCCAATTCGGTTTTAGGACGATCCATACCATCCTGGATTGGTTTGAAGAAAAACGGATAGTTAACCGAGATTGGTACAACTTTATCCGTGAACATCTTTTTAGCATCCCAACCTGTTTTGGATAATACACCAAATCTTGAATCGCTAGACATGGTGGCTTGATTAACAAGTTCTGATGACGCCATGAAAGAAAATCCTGATCGTCTGTTTTTAAGATAGCACATTCCATAACACCTCGTATCGGCTTTACACGCTTCCCAAAAATAGAAAAATAATTTATTTGCTTCTCTATAATCGGCTGATCCAATGTCAATTTTTGCCCATTGCAAATAAATGTAGTGAGTACCAGTGATATAATTAGGTACACCATTGTTATAATACCAAAACCCTTCTTCTCTTCTATTAAATTCTTCATCTATATAATCAAACCATTTTTCTTTAAAATCTGCTGGATATTCATCCCACTCAAAAGTACTTTTTATTCTCTTTAGTTCTTTTGGGTAGGGTTGTTTTTCCCAATATTGCTCTGATTTATTTTCACTTCGTTTGAACGGTTTATTAACTGCCGGTAAAGCAATCTTGAGATTTTGTATTTCAATGATTTCTCCAATTTCTCCAGTTTTACTTATTACAATAAAATCATACTCATCATTGTATCCATACTCCCATTGTTTATATCTATTCTTTTTTTTAAGAATCTTAGGTTTTACTACATCTTTTAATATAGTATACAAAGTTTGAATATATGCCATTATTTAGATCTTTTTTCAGGGGATACAGAATAAGATCTCTTGGGTTTATCTTCTATAGGTTTACCTTCTAAAATTTGTTCTTCTTCTTCCATTCTGTTAAGAATTTCAAAAGCATCAAAAATAGCTAACTTTTTAGTAGCAGCAGCATTTTTTAATCTATCAGCAGATACATCATCCCCACTATCTACAATTGGTTCTTTAGCAACTTTTATCAATTCATCTACCGCAACTTGCCCAGCTAGGATTATATTTTTCTTCGTTTCCTTCGTATTCATGTTCTATAACTATATCATTTAATTTCATACAATAGAGTAATTCGTTATCTATCACAAACTCAAATTCTCTTTCTTTTTTAAAAGAAACTAACGACCCTACTTCTATACCTAATTTTTTTAATTTAGAATTGTTATATTTTATAATTCCTATATTAGGTTTAGTTGGGTTAATTCGGTATTTATTATTTTCTTTTATAGGTTGAACAAAACATCTATCTAAAAAACCATTCCATTGATCTTTTTTCTTATATAAATAAAGTTGATCCATACTACAGAAATACATGTCTTCCTTAAAATAAGATCTACTATTTTGTTCTTTACCTTTTATATTGTAGAATCTTCTAAATATATTATGATGAACCATTACTCGGTCTCCTACTTCAATAGGTGATTTAAATGCTAAAGGAGTTTTTAACACTATACCTTCTTTATTTATTGCTTTAAAATCTTCAATACTTGTATTTAATATTAAAGTTTTATCACCTATCTTTTTTGTGTTATTATAGCGACCATCAACTGGAGTAATTATAAAATCATAGAGACTATTCATTATATTCTAAGTCATATTCTACTGCAATAGCCATATTTGAATTAAAATTTTTCCAAGGTAAAACTTCTTCATTTTTACTTATCCAAACTGTATATGAACTACTTTCTTCATTATGTAAAATATTACAAATCCTATGTCCACCATAAACTTCTTGACCCACTGAATAATGCATAGCATCATTCTTATAATCAGATCCAATACTAATTTTTCTTATATTATTCGACATTTTCAACAACTTTCATCTCAGGTTCTTCTTTAGTTTCTAAAGGTGTATATTCCCCTGTTTCTAGATTTATATTTACAGCTCCATATTCTTTTTCCATTTCATTTTTGAAATTTTCTATTCCAACGTTCATTTCACCTAATTGATGTAATAAACCATGTTGTTGAGCTTGTAAATATCCAATGTTATTTAAAAGATTGTTAACATCTTGTTGTTGTTTTCTAATCGTTTCTAACTGTTCTTCTTTAATTTTCATTTAATTAAATTTAATTATTATTTATAACCCGAATCGAGTTCTTGTTGCGTTGAAGTTATTTTTTACTTCTGTTGCGTTTAATGCTCTCTCATATATTGCAATTAGAGCACAATTTCCTTCAAATCCATATACGCTCCCACCACTATGAGCACATAATAGATCTAATTCCGAATTAAGACCTGGTCCAGTACCTACATTTGCATCTTGCGTGGACGTTACTGAAGGTTCTCCATTTATATAAATAGTTACAGTTGTTCCTGTGAAAGTAATTACTATATGATGCCATCCTGTAGGACCACCACCCCATGCTAATGGTGCTCCACCACTAACAGGAAATTCATCAGTACCATCTGTAGTCATTATTACTTCCTCAGCACTAAACCAAGCTCCAGCTCCTCCCCAGTACATAGCATATTCTTCTAAAGGCGAAAAATCAGTTACTCCAGAAAAAGAACTATTACCTGTAAAATCTATCCATGTTTCTTGAGTGTAACTGTATTGTGTCCATGGTGAAGCTGGTGTCACTATCATATGACTATCATCACATTCTAAATAAGGTTGCCCTAAACCAACTGTATTTAATACTGGATCTGTACTTGATGCACCTCCCATAACTGCTGTTCCAAACGCATTACCTGAACTATCTGCCCACGTCTTTGCTACATTGTCAAAGTTACCTGCATCATACAAACACAATAACCCATTAGTTACTGTAGCTGTATTTACTGCTGAAATTATATCATCACCACTTATTCTAGCATTACCTGCAGCATCATATCCTGCTAATCCTTGTATTTCGCTTAGTGTTGGATTACTAGGAAATCCACTTATTTTTGTATCTGCCATTATTCTAAAATTATTTTTGAATTATCTTCCATTAACACAAATCCAGTTCCTTCCATTAATATAAAGTTATTAGATGGTACAGGTCCCGCACCTGGATTTCCTTGACCAGGTAGATTAGATATTGCAGGAATTACATTTTTATTACCTATATACATTAGAATAAGACTAATACGTCATCTAATCCAGCTGTTGATTTAGCTACAATGCTTAACACAGATACTGGTAGAAAACTACCTGATGCTACACCTGGATATTCCACTTCAGTGCAAGCTTCATTTATAACTGTAATATCCATATCAGCTCCTATGTATAGGGTTGCTCCAGGTCCTGGTGTTTGAAAAGGTCCTGAAGGAAGGCTTGTAGAATAAGTGTAAGCAGTTTTTTCATCCCAATAAGGAACAGTATTAAAACTTCTAGGCATAGGAGTAATAGGATTACCCAAACTCCATGTACCTGTAGCAGCATTAACTGTAGCTACTTCTACAATGCAATTATTATTCGATCCCTGACCTGTGAGAGTTATTAAATCTCCTACCGCGTAGTTATATCCACCATCACCACCCGCTAAATCAACAGATGTAACAGTTCCACCTACGCCTATTGCAACCACATTTATATTAGCTTCTCTACCTCCATCTTGTGACATGGTATCATATACTGTCGCTGCAGTATAATCAGTTCCTGCTTCAACAACTGTAAAAGTTACCGCTGGAGTTGGAGGATAAGTAAGATCATTAAGTGCTATTGCATCATGTGCAAATACTCTTGGTTCTTTTAAAGTTGTTCCTATTGTACTCATATTGTTTTTTTATAATGCTAGTTTACCTATTTTTTTTAAAACTATTAGCACCAACAGTAATACTAGCGCTATGTATATAAATTCTTTGTATTTATCCCACCATGACAATTCACGAAACACTGCTTTTTCTACTGTAACTAGTTTTTCAGTATACACAGTATCTCCTAAACACTCTACCTCATGGTGTATAACTTCTCGTAAAGTGTCGTAAAAATATTTTAATATAACTTTTTCATTGTTTATTACCGTAGTAGTATCGTGAAATTCTAATAAAGTTATAGTGTCATGATTATACGTTTCTATCACCACTGTATCCCTCACTATCAATGTATCCATTTGAGATAGTTGAGGATAACGAGTAATTAGTCTATTTAATCTTTTTTGTGGCGAACATCCTACTAATATTAATGTTAGTAGTACTACTTGGATATAATTTTTGATAATCCTTTTGATAGCCATTCTTTTGTTTTTGATCCTTTAAATAGAAATAAAGATAGAGACACACATAGTATAACTAAAAAAGGTGTTAATTCTAATTCACCCCAATAGAACATATAAATATTTATTCCTAATATAATTAAACCAATGATATTAGTAATTACATTTTTTACCCCGTCTTTCACTAGTACCAATCTATGTTTATTTTTCTTTTTGTTTTTGTTTTTCCAGTAGGAAGATCTCCATGCTTTCCTTGTGTCGTTTGATAAGGAGTTCCAGGACGATGATCAGCTTGAAATCCTTCCACCCAATAATCAGATTTAGGACCTTTACCTTGTATACGGGATTTAATTCTATCTCCCAAAGGCATGTTATAAAAAGGATTTAATCTTCCTTGTGGTGATTTAGTTTCTTCTACTGGAGTTTTGTCAATAGAAATATGTGGTTTTTTGATTTTACCAGTTTCTTCACTTCTTAAATTTCCTCCCCATTTATCTTTAGTTCCAACCCATTGACCTTTTTTAAATACCGCTCTCTTACTTAATGGATCTAATATATCTTTTGCTTTTCCATCAACGCCTTTCCTCATTCTTTTCTTATCACTCCATCCTTTCTCTTCTGCTTTAGCAACTAAAGCTTCAAATTTAGCTGTTTTTGCAGCTTCTACGTCACCAGCTTCTTTTGGATCTCCTTTTTTCTTTTTGCCCATAGGTATGATACCTGGTTCATAAGTACTAGCTATATCATCTATCTCTTCAAAGGATCCTGTTTTATTTCCTCTATAACCTTTTAATATTGTTGCCATTATTTTTTGTTTTTATTTTTTTGAAACATACTAGATATAGTATTAGAAATTCCTTCTTCTATTGCATCTATTTTATTAGCTCGTTTTTTACAACCACAATCTTTTTTACCAACAGCTTGAGCCATTTTATTAGTTACTCGGTGAATACCTAATTTTTGATTTGCGTCATAAAGTCTAGTACCTATCCCTTTTTTCATTTAATTAAATTTATTTTAATTTATTTAAATGCGTCTAAAAATTTACAAATTCCAATTCCAAACGCCATTCCTGCGTATAATACATTCCCTTGCATCAACACTAAAAATCCAATTCCTGTAGCTGCCGCTGAGTGAAATAATGGAGCTGTTACAACGGTTTTTATTTTATCGTACATATTAATCTCTTTTTCCTCTGTTCATATTTTTCTTTAATCCAGGATATTTCCTGTATACACAAGCTTTTATTCCTTCTGGATCTGGAGCATTATGAGCTAGCTTAAGAGCTGATTTAGCTCTTTTTCTTGTGTTTACTGGATAACTTCCTTCTGGAGCTCCACCTGATGGTCCACAAAAATCTGATTTTTTAACATCATCATAATCACCAACGTTGGATCCGCCTGGTTTTGTGCGGGCTTCTCTTTCTTTTTCCGTTAATTCTGCCATAATTTAAGATTTATGTCCATGCATGTGTTTTAATACTTTCTCTCTAGCGTGTCTGTGTAGAGCATCATCATGTGCATCTCTTTTTAAAGCGTGTGCATGATCAATGTCTGCACCCGCCCATCTACCATGACCGTGTTCCATGTCATACCTAGCGTCTGCACCTAATTTTTTTTCGTGAGAATAGTCGTCCATTGCAGCTTCTTTATCCTCATATTTGTTCATTCTACTCATAATTATTGATTTTCAATTTTTCTAATCATTTTAAAGTGACAATTTGCTATTCTGTCCCTAAAATCATCTGTTAGTAATAAATCGCATTCTTTTTTGTTTGTCATGAAGAAATTCTCTGACAATATGGCTGGCATTTTTGTTTTGCGTAGCACATAGAATGCAGCTTCTTTATCCATGTCCGAATCTGACATGTCTTTTCTGAGTTTATGATCAGGAAATTCTAATTCCATATAACTTAATAAAATATCTGCGTATTTATCTGATTTAGTTTGACCTGGTGAGGTGTAAACTGAATATCCATGGGCAGATTCTTTACTAAAGCCGTTAGAATGCACTGAAACATATACTGAATTGTTATAATAAGCATAAATAGCGTTTGCTCTATTTACTCTAGTAGATAATGGAACATCTTGCCAATCATTTACTATATCTAACGCTAATATTCCCGCATTAGAACACTTTTCTTTAATTTTTTTTACAATATCTCTATTTCCAACCCCTTCAAAATATTGACTTCCATCTTCCCATTTAGGTGAGCGTTTACCTGAGGTAACATATTTACCTGTATCAGGGTTTAAACCACCATGTCCGGGATCTAAGAGCCAAATTTTCTTACTCATCTTTATTATTTTTTCTTAACACATACCATCTATTTAAAGTATATCCTAATGTAGCTGTTAAAAGTAATATTTTTAACGTTGGTTCTAACCAATCACAACAACTAGCCATAAAAGCTCCAGTATTTGCAGCGTAAAGTTTAACATCAGTCAAGTTCATGACTTATTTGTTAGCACGTAATACCGCGTTTCCTTTATACACAGGATATTCTTGTCCTGGTAGAGGTATATTTTTTACTTTATTTACTTTTATCGGGTTATTTTTCCCTGCAGGTTTTTGTTTTTTTCCTAATGCTGGCATAATTTTTATTTTTGTAAGTTGGCTAATAAGTTTGCTTCTATATCATCTGGATTAGTAGTAGTTTTTTCAGTTTTTGGATTTACATAAAATCCTGGATCACTATTATCTACTACACCTTGTCCTTTGTAAAAATTGGGATCGTTTATAGGACCACCACTTTTATAAAAACCCTGATCACCCAACATTGCTGAAGCACCTGTAGTTAAATCTACTCCTGATACTTCAACTCCATCGCTAGGATTTACTTCTGTAGTTACTGCTCCAGCGTCCTCCATGTTTAAATCTCCAGCTAAATCGCTTAATGTGTTTTCATCTTTAGGTTTAAAAGTAGTTTTTCCACTTTGAGATTTTTCTAAAGCTTTTTGGCCAGCTATCAAACCAGCTGCATCTTCAATTTTTGTGGGTCGTGAATAACTCATATTTTGTCTTTATTTGCTTGTAAAATACTATATGAAAGAACTTTATCCATATAACTCTTTCTTTTCATTATAGGGTTACGCTGAAGACTTGTAGGTATTTCCTCTTCCCCTAACATAATTCGGTACATGCGACTTATTAGCTGCTTGCACTTAAATGAAACTTTATAGATATTGTATTTTTGTGTTGTTCTATTTCGCTCTCGCCAAACTACGATCCAACCCTCTTTTAATAATCTGTTCCAGCGCCTATTGTCCCAGCTGTAAGAATATGTACCTTCTTTAAAATCTTTTCTTGTAAAAAAATCTATTGCATCTAAATATATTAGAAGCTCTAGGTCTGATTCTTTAATATTACAGGTTTTAGCTGCCCATTTACGTATAATTCTATAATGCTTAAGTAAATTTAAATCTTTTAGATCTTTTGATGTTAATTTTCTCATAACACTATCACCACGTCTTGTTCTTTTATCACCCTATAAATATCATCTTTAACTTCTAAATTACAACCAGCGTGTCTATCAAAATAAATTTCATCACCTGTTTGTATAACATTTATTTCTTCCCCTACTAACGCTACTGTACCTTTTCTATATCTTATATCTTCTCGGTGTTTTTCTCCGAGTTCTAAACCTCCAGCAGTTAAAGTACCACTTTCTTTAGTTTCTTTTAAAATTATATGTTTACCTATCGCTCTCATGTGCTCTTAAATTATTAATTACACAATCAGTCGACAAAATGGTAGTGGCTACTGAAGCCGCGTTTCGTAACGCACTTTTTGTAACAAGCAGTGGATCTATTATTCCGGACTTTACCATACTTACTGTTTTGCCTGTAACCACATCTAATCCTCTACCTTTTATTGTTGGTGGTTCGTAATCATCTATACCAGCATTTTCCAAGATAATATTGTAAGGAGCTTTAATTGCTTCTAATAACACTTGTTCACCTATAGATTCTGCTTTAATAGTTGAGGAAGCATTTAATAATGCAATACCTCCTCCAGGTACTATACCCTCTTTAACCGCGGCTTTTGTAGCACAAATCGCATCTTCGACTCTATCTCTTTTTTCTTTTAACTCTACTTCAGAATTAGCACCTACTTTAACTATAGCAACTTTTGCACACAGTCGAGCTAATCTTTTTTCTAAATTCTTAACAATGGCTTTATGACCAGCTTTTCTTATTCGTTCTTTTAAAGATTCAATTAAAGATTCTACTTCCGTATCATAGTCTTCAACTTGTAATATAGTATCGCTTCTAGTAGTAGTACTCTTATTACATTCTCCTAAGTGACTTATATCAATCATATCCATATCATCACCTAGATCTTCATTTATTATAGTAGCTTTGGTTAATAATGCTAAATCATCTAAAGTATCTCTCTTACTTATTCCATATACAGGTGCATCAACTACATTAACCTTTATATGACCATTAACCTTATTCATGGCTAAAGCATTTACAACTTGAGGATCAGTATCACCTATAATTAGTAATGAACGCTTATTTTTTATTACATGTTCTAAAACACTTTGAATTTTTCTAATGTTTTCTATAGGGGTTTCTACTATTAATACTAATGGGTTAATTAACTCTGCTGTACCTTTACCTTTGTTGGTTATAAAGTGATCATTCTTTAATCCACGCTCATATTGCACTCCTTCTATACTCTCTACATACGTTAAAGGTTCATCATTAGTTTCCATCATCACTAATCCCGTCTCATCCACTTGTTTGAATGCTTCCCCTATTATTTGACCTAATTCGTTATCGTTATTAGCAGAAATGGTAGCAACTTGTTCTATTTTCTTACCTTTTACTTTAGAAGAGTTAGTTTCTAAATATTTAATTACTTTTTCTACAGCTTTGTTAATTCCTAGTTTTAAATTTCTAGGAGTTTCTTTTTCTATATATTTATATGCTTCACATAAAATAGCATAAGCTAGAACCGTAGCAGTTGTTGTTCCATCTCCAGCTTCTTTCACTGTATTTCTAGCAGCTTCCTTTAATAATTTAGATCCCATATTTTCTACTGGGTCTAATAATATAATACTATTTGCTACTGTAACACCATCTTTAGTAATTTGAGGATTACCGTGTTGATCTTCTAATATTACACATTTACCACTAGCACCTAAAGTAGAACTAACTGCTTTTGTTAGTTTCTCTATACCTTCAAACACTTTATCTCTAGCATCTATACCGAAGTTAAGATGCTTAACAATTGTTTCATTCATTTGATTAAATTAAGTTAAATTTATTTTATTTTTTTATCATTTGTTTTGATCTGTTTAATAAATCATTTATTTTTTTATCATCTCGAACCTCTAAATTTTTTTCTATATAATTTATTAATCTGGTAACATAAGTGTTTTTATTATCTCCTATTTGTTTACCACTTGTCAGTCTTTCTAATTTCCTTATCAGTTGTTCCGATGGAATACGACTTTTAGTTTTTGCTTCTGTGTGTACTATGTCTCCTTTATAAGGTGGTTTTACTATTGGGCGAGTACTTTTAATTATATGTTTATAATTTCTTTTTTCTTCTTTATCAGGCATATTACTTTATTTATTGTGATTGTATATCGTCATATATCCATTTACATAAATCTACAATAGTCTTATCACTAGTTTTATTTTGTATTTTAGGTAGTTCTGCATTTACACGATCTATTGTTTCTTGACTAGCTGTAGGCATATTTTTTATTTTATATTAACATCCTGGACACTGAACTAAATGTATAATACATTGTGTACCTGGATCTGCTTGAGTTATGAATCCATTAATAGTTACTGAACACGGTAAAGATGCTCCAACACCATCACTCATTATACATGTTGGACCTGTAATTAAATCGGGTATTGGATTGGTATTAGTCATTTCTACATCCCAAATCAAAACGGGAAGTGCACCACTAACGACCGGTATAGCTATTCCACTAAATGATAAATCTAAATCTGTTATGTTTTGAATTGTTGTAAGTGGAGCTGGTGCGGGCCATGGGTTAACTCCAGCATGAAAAGCGTTCTGTATATCGTTTGTTCCTGGTGAGCCAGTAGTATCAAATTGAATTCCCCCAATTCCATTAGTCCATACTCCACCACTTACATTTTCTACATAGGCTTTCCAATCTACAGTGGGACCTGCAGGAGCAGGATTTTTCCAAAAACTTATAGGGGCTAAAATACTCATTTAAAATCCTGTTATAGCCGATCCAAACATATTCCCCGCATCATCACAAACAAATGTAATAATATCTACATCTGCTGGGTTTACACTCAAAACTGGTGGAACACCACCTTGCCAACGATAAGAAGGACCCGCCCAAGCTATAGTAGCTGGAGCAGCACCTTGCGCGATAATCCATATATAAGTACCTGGTGTTCTATTATCAGCATCATTAAAAGTAATAACTGGTCCGGCTCCTCCATCTATAGTTACATTCAATATATCACCTTTGTTCATATCAGGTGCATATGGAGCGGCAGCGGTAATAATTCCCGCAGTCTCTTGTTGAGCGTTAGTTTGTCCTCTAAATTCAACTTGTTCGTAAAAGAAAGTAAGTTTATTTGGAGAATCTACAGGGTTTACATAAAGTTTATTACCCCTTATATCTAAGTCACCCGCTAATGATATAAGACTATTTATTCCAGAGCCAGCTGCTTGTCCAACTAAACTTATGTCTGGTGAACCACCTAACATTACTCTAAATTCGTTATCTGCTATTGGAACAGAAAAAGATCCTAAAGAAACACCACCACTAAACTGTACGTTATTACCATAACCAATTGCTACAGCATCTGCTATTGGAATTCCAGCACCTGGTGTACCTAAACTAGAATCAATACCAACGTTTACTGATCGATTACTAATTAAAGTACTATAATTACCTATAGTTACATTGTTTGCTACATCTCTTTCTGCTATTATACCAGGATCACCTATTTTAGCAGCTTCTCCAATTGCATCATTTGCATAACCATTTACTTCTACAAAAGTACCTATAGCAGTAGCGTGGGTATATTGATCTGGAAAAGCAAATGGATTGGGATTATATACTGTTGCTGAGTGACCAATAGCGGTAGCTAAACCTAGCCCTGCATCTCTTATACCGTTAATACCACCTACTCCTTGTGTGTTTAAATTACCTATAACTAAATTAAATTCTCCAAATGATTGACTAGAGTTACCAATTACCAAAGTATAATCTGCTTCTCCTTGACCTCCACCAGCTATTAAACTATTTGCAGTGAATGATTCGTTACCTATTACCAACGCACCTTCTGTGTCATCTACATCTGCATGATAACCTAATATTAAATTATCTGATCCTAATACTAAACCAACAGGAGTATAACCTGTACCTACATTATTAGGTACTCCATTGGCTACTTCCATACCTGCTACTAGATTACGACTAGCTGTTGTAGCTAGCCACGCTGCATTATGACCTAAAGCTGTATTCATTTCTCCAGCATTAAGGTCTTCTAAAGATCGACCACCTATACTAACATTGTAAGAACCTGTTGTGGTAGGAGTTGCGAAACCTTGATTTAAAGACTGAGAGTAGGGTCCAATAGCAATATTTTGTCCACCTTGTTCTCCACCTACAGCACCTAATATTCCCCAATTCAATAAAGAATTATAACCTATAGCTACACATTCTGTATCATTTTCACTTCCTGCACCACTAGTACCAAAGTAATCAGTTTGACCAGCGAAAGGTAGTGCATTAACACCTAAACTTATCGATGTATCTAAAAATTGATGACTAGAGGAACCTGCATTATCTCCACCTAAGAATATATTACCAGGCCAAGGAGGACCAGCTGCACCAGTTCCTGGATCTACTGCACCACCTAAATTTCTTTCATTGATAGGAATACTCCAAGCACTTTCATTTCCACCTATCCCAATTATATCTTTGTCAAATGACATTATATTTTGTTGAAGAGCAGGCAAAGTGCTATCTATAATTTCCCAGGTAAAATCTATTAAATCTGCATTCCAATTATTAGTGAATGTTAAATTCCTATCTGCTATATTACCATCCCCAGGAGGAGCTTCAATATTTATAGTATCTGGAGCGGGTGTTGTAAAAGTTAAAGATCCTGAAGTAAGATTCAGTAGTTGATCAGTTCCTACTGCTTGAACTACTCCTGAACCATTAGCATCAATTCTATTCCATGCATTAGCTACTCCAAAATAACCCGCAATAGTACTTACCTTAACTGTTCTTGTTGCATTTTTGTTATTGGTTTTGGACAGTATTAAAGTATCGTCAGCATCTATTGTAGTAGCTAATGGATATGTATATATTATTGCCATTACTTATTTTTTAGTCGTTACTATATGGATCATCTTCACTATGTCCTAATGGACCACGTGGATCAATATCACTTGGATTTATAGTAATATTTTCTTTAGGTATCACTGGTCTCGGCAGCGCGTCTTTTAACATTTTGCTACTTACTGCAGAGAGCGCAGCTGTTGAAGCCATCTTACTAAAAATTTCTGACATACTCTTACCTGCGCCACTTAAAATATTACTAGATCCTCCATAGGATTTTTCAGCATCTCCTAGTTCTATGTTAGTTTTTTCTTCTTGGTGTTCATCCCATGGACCAGTATCAGGACTTCCTGTACTTGCGTCTGGGCCTAAATTGCTATTTGGTCTAATGCTAGATTTAGTTTTATCTTTAAGAATTTGCTTTATTTCGCGTTTAGATTTAAATCTACTTTTATCTGCTTTGTGCTTGTCAGAGTAATCAAACTTTATAAAATCATCGTTTGTTTTACCCAAACTGCTACCGTTTTCGTCCGCCATGTTTAAATTTTTTAAATTGTTGGTTTAGTTTCTTTCTTATAATTCGATATGCAAGTGAAGTGGTACTGATATTATATTTGTACATTTATTCATCTATTACATTACCACTTTTATCTTGTTTTAAAGATTTACCAGTAGTATATAATTTAAATCCAGCAGGAAATTTATCTGTAGCTTCTAATACAGTTACATATGGACCTTTTTTCTCAACAAAATGCTTGGCACTTAAGTTTCCTTCATCAATATGATCTCCGGAATAAGTAGCTCCATCTTCTCCTGTGTAGGTTTCTGGTCTTCCATACGTGGTATAATCATCATCATCATTACCGTTTGTTTTCATGCGATTGAGCATATCTTGTGTTTGATCTAAGTCTGATCTTCTACTTGCCATAATTTTGTGTTTGAATTTTGAATGTTTGCATAGTATAGCTATTCACATATAAAAACTAAAATTTACAAAGAAATTCACCCTTATCCCCTTATATAAGGTATATATAGTATGGGTAGTAAGAAAATATAGAATATATTTTCGTATATAGGGGACGTTAAAAAAAAATATTATCACGTATATAGGAGTATAGGGTAGCCCCCTCCCCTCCCCCCTTTTTTTTTCAGGAAAAGTTCGTTTCCCTCTTTGGGGCCCCTTTGTTTTTTTTTGCGTTTACGTTTACGTTTTGCCTTTACCCCCTCCTCCCTCCCCTATGATTCATCTTTCCCCTCTCTACTAGCTATCTATCGTCTGATCCTGAGCCAACCTCATCCCATCTATCTCATCCCTACCCCTGCCCCTACCCCCCTACCCCAGCC